CCGAGCTCGCGCTTCGTCGTCATCCCGACATCGTCGCTCGCTTTCAGTACACGACCGGCGGAGTCGTGACGAACGAGCAGCTTGCCCAAGTTTTGCGTCTCGAGGAGGTCATCGTCGGAGACGCAAGCGAGAACACGGCGGCCAAGAACGCGACGGCATCGATGTCGCGCATCTTCGGCAATCACATTCTGCTCTGCTACCGCGCGCGCACTAAGAGCACGACCGAGCCGACAGCCGTCTCGATGATCGCGTGGTCTCCCCACGACAACGTCGATGCGAACGGCGCCGCCGTGTATCGATGGCGCGACGACTCTCTGCGCTCCGACGTGCTCGAGGTCGAGCAGTACGTCGTCCCGCAGATCACCGCGAACGACCTCGGCGTCTTCCTCAAGGACGCGGTCGCCTAAGCATATCCAACTGACCGGAGGCATATCGTGTGGGTGGCACGTACCTCGTTCCTGTATGCCGGGCGTCTCGTCGCGCCCGGCGACTCGATGCCAGAGCTCGAGCAAGCGACCGCGGCAAAGCGGCACGCGATGCTCGTCGCTGGCAAAGTTGAGTGGCGACCTCATGCTGCGGTCGGAGGCGAGCCGACCGCAGCGCCGAGTGCGCCGCCCATGGCGGTGCGCCCGGCAATCAAACCGGACGGTGCCACCCAACGTCCCGCGGTCGTCGGGCGCACCGCACCATTGCATGATGTCTCGCCGCGCGCGAGGTCGTCGTGACGTGGACCTGGGACGAGACCGACATCTCGACAGACCTAGCGAAAGTCCGTGTCAGAATCGGCGACACGAACACGAACGACGAGCTTCTGAGCGACGAGGTCATCGATAGTTTTCTCGATGTCCGATCCGACGTCGTGCTCGCCGCGATTGATTGCTGTCGCGCCATCATCGCGAAGCTCTCGCGAGATGTCGACCGCAGCAACCTAGGAATGAGCGCTTCGCGGTCGCAGAAGGTACAGCACTATCGCGACCTACTCGCCGAGCTTCAAAAGCAAGCCGCAGAGAGCTCGAGCGGTGCGCCGCGCATCGGTGGGATATCGAAGACAGCGAAGGACGACGTCGACGGAGACAGCGACAGAGTAGCGCCTGCGTTTCGTCGCGGGCAATTTGACCGGTGATGCATGGCGAGCGTGACGAAAGAGATCGAACGCTACATGAACAAGGTCGCGAAGCGGCTCGCTGCGGACACTCGCTCGGGCGTGCTGAAGGCCGCGGCATACGGCGCCGGTGTCACGAACCAGGTCTCTCGGTGGCGCGTCGGTGTCCGCACCGGCGAGCTCTCGAGGTCGTTCGCGTCTGAGCTCGTACCGTCGCCAGTCGAGAATCCGATGGCGCAAGTCTACTCGCCGCTCGTTTACGCTGGCATCCACGACACGGGCGGTCGCATCCGCCCGCGCACGCGCAAGGCGCTTGCCATACCGCAGTTTCGCAACCCCATCGGGATGTGGCCTCGGCACTTCGCGCGCGGCGAGCTCTATCGCGTCGGCAATCAACTTCGACACGCACGAAGCGGCAAGACGCTATTCATCCTCGCGCGCTCCGTGCAGATACAGCCGACAGGGTATCTCGAGGTCTCGCGGCAGAACGCAGAGCCCGGTATCGAGGCGATACTGGCGGAGGCAATCACCGCCGCTCCGGAGCGAGCGTGAGCGCGCACCCGACCCATAAGCGGCAGGCCATCGCGAACATGAAGGCCGCGCTCGTCGGCATCACGCAGGCGAATAGTCGGCTGACGGATGTCGCGACCGTGCGCGAGTACGCGATGGAGTGGGAAACGTCGCGACCGGACGGACCGCTACCGTGGCTCGGGATGTTCTTTGGCCGCGTGCGAGTCGAGCCAAAGTCGTTCGATGTCTTCGACTGCTTCTTGCCCGTCGATGTCGTGTGCCACGTCACGGCGGCAACACGCACCGCAGCGCTCGACACGCTCGAGGACTTGCTAGACGACATCATCGTTGCGGTGCTCGCAGACCCGCGCCGCGGAGTCAACACGAACACCGGACTACATAACGCTATCACTACGAAGTATCTCGGCGAAGAGCACGACGCGAGCGACCCGGACGGGATGGATAGTCGCGGCGGAACCGGCACGATGATCGTGCACTTCGAGATCAAGTATCAGCGCGGCACTGGCGCGCAAGCAACGGAAGGCGAGTAGACGATGGCCACGACTGCGAACACTCACGCGCTTGGACGAGAGCGCAAGTTCTTTGCGAAGACAGAGACGACCGCCGCAACGTTCGCGAAGCCCGCGGCAACAAACGCCGTCAAGGCGCTCACGCTCAAGATCGCCAAAGAGAAAGACTTCAAGGTCCGCGCAGACTCGCGGCAGACGCGGAGCGCGCTCGAGCGCATCCAAGGCAAGGCGCGAGTCACATGGGAGGCCGAAGGCTATCTCATGGGAAGCGGCACCGCCGGGACTCCGCCCGACGTGCACGAGCTCTTGAGCGCTATCCTCGCGACGTACGCGAACGTGCCGGCAACGAGCGACACATACTCGCCCGCGTCGTCGCAGACGCTACCGACTCTCTCTCTCGTCGACCATCGGAGCAACGTGCTGATGGAGTCGGCTAAGGGATGCTGGGTCGAAGAGCTCGCCATCTCGGTGAGCGGTGGGGAAGAGCCAAAGATCAAGTTCAGCGGCGCCGGCATGGGCTACGCGTGGACAGGCTACTCGACGCTCAATGGCGGAGTGGCGACCGGAGCGAGCACGTTCACGCCGCAGTCGGCGGACTCGTACAACTTCAATGTCGACTCGGTCGTGAAGATCGGAGACGACGACAACTCCGGAGCCGGCTACCAGATAACGCAGGTTAATCGCAGCACGCACGCGATGACGTTCACCCCGGTCCTAGCAGGGGCGGGCGAGTCGAACGCCGAAGCCGTCACGCCGTTCGCACCGAGCGAGACGACCGCTGGCTCACCGATCGCCGGCATCACCGGGAGCATCACGATCGGCGGCACTGCGTGTCCGATCACTTCGTTTGAGCTCTCGGTGAAAAACAACGTAAAGCCGATGGATGATGAGGCCTTTGCCGAGTTTCCGACCGACGCGATACCGAAGTATCGCACGGTGACCGGGACCATAGGGATCCGAATCCGCCGCGACATCGCCAAGCTCATCGCGAACCGAGAAGCGCTCACGACTCGAGCCATCGTGGTGACATTCGGCGGTACCGCCGGAGCTCGATGCGTCGTGACGATGAGCCAGGCGGAGCTCGACTTCTCGGCAGTCGAGACACCGGACGAAGACGAGGCGACCATCTCGCTACCGTTCGTGGCGATGGCGACCGGCACGAACGAGAACGAGCTCTCTCTCGCGTTCACGTAAGCGCGCCGCGCGCGGCGCAGAATGGGTGAGGCTAGGGTGTTCATTCACGACTATAGACACGCCGTCGAATACGTTCCGAAGTGCGCCGGCAACCGAGACGCAGAGCGGCCGGCATACGTTGTGCTGCGGCCGATGACGCCATCGGAGAATCGGGCATATCGCATCGACAGCGCGAAGACGCTCGATGGCAAGGTCAACGTTGCGCGCGCCGAGAAGCTCGTCGACGCGCTACTCGAGAAGCACGTCGAGAGCATCCACGGCTTCGTGTATCGCGAGCACGGCCCGGATGGTAGCGACCGCGACGAGCCGCTCGTCGACGTGAGGCGCTTCGTTTCCGTCGCTCCGGATGAGCTCCGCACCGAGCTCTTTCTCGTCATCCTCGAAGGCGCAGGGCTCGAGGAGGGCCTCAGAAAAAAGTGGAGCACGCCGCCCGTTTCTTGACGAGCGGCGACCCGGCTCTGAAGTGGCGGTGCTCAAGGTTCTTTGCTGATGACGATGGCGAGTGCGCAAGCGAAGAGAAGAGACGGCTAAGGAATTGCGATGGTGACACGAACGCGAACATATCATGGGCATGGTCGCCTACTCTGCGGCGGTGTCCATGGTCGGAGCTCGACGACCCCGTTGCGCTCGCGCTCGTGTATACGTGGCGGGACTGGCGACTCTACGATGCGCTACCGTGGTCGAGCATCATCGATGCTCCGCGCTTCGTCTACGATGCACTCATGCTCTGCGAAGACATCGCAGCCGACGCAGAAAAGCGCCGGATGGCGGAGGTAGAGCGTGGCCAGCAAGACAATCGCGTTCATCATCTCGGCAAAGGACGCCGCTAGTGCAGCCTTTAAGAAGGTTGGCTCGACTTCTATCGATGCGCTCGGGCTCATTAGCAAAGCGAGCTCGAAGGTATGGGGTGCGTTCAAGTTCGGCATGCAGGCAATCCGGACGCTCGACTCTGCGCTCAATGTAGCGAGCCGAGCATGGCGCGCGGTGTCCGGAGCCATCTCCGACGTCGTCTCGAAGTCGCTCGAGTTCCGCCAGCAAGGCGACCCGATGATCGACTTCTTTAGGGACGCGCAACGCGAGGGCGACCTCGTCAAAGCGAGACTCGGAGATGTCCTATTGCCGGTCATCAAGGGCGTTGCCGATGCGTTCGGCGCGGCTACCGGGAGGCTATCGGACTGGCTCGCCGAGAACCGAAAGATGCTCTCGCTCAAGCTCATCGAGTGGCTGTCGGCTGTAGCCAAGTGGCTCGTTAGTGGCGTCGGCTCCGGTCTCCGTGCGGTTCTGAAGGGATGGCTCGTCTGGAAGCAGGCGACGCTAGCGTTGCGTGCGGGATTCTCTGAGCTCTTCGCTACTCTCGCGATGGGCATCGCGAACGCTACAAATAACTTAAGCGCGCTCGCTCGTGGTATCGGCCTCAATGATCTCGCCGATGGACTCGCCGGTGTGACTGACCGTCTCGTGCTCTTCTCGCAGAACCTAGAAGGTTCGGCGCAGACGGCGCAAGACGAGTTCACCGACGTTACGATGGTATTCGAGGCGATGAACGACAAGGTCGTCGAGCTCGAGAAGTCGAGCGTGTCTGCTATCGATGCCGCAGGAAAGGCTGCAAAGAAGGTCAACGAAGTGATGCGGGCCGGAGCCAAGAAGAGCACCGAAGAGCAGAAGACAGACGCTGACTTGCGGATGAGGCTCGAGAAGCAGGCCATCGACGGAATCATGGCGATGCAGCAAGCGCGCTATGAGTGGCAGCAAGAGATCGGCAAGAAGATTCTAGCCGATCACAACGACCAGATTGCGGCGATGATGCCCGCACTCATGCGACACGCCGAGGCATGGCAGCGCATGAATCAGGTCATCATGGAGGCCACGAGCGAAGCGGCAACGAGCGTCGGGCAGACGTTCGGCGAGAATCTTGCGGGAGTAGTGGCCGGGCAAGTGAAGGTCGAAGAAGGATTCAAGTCGATGGCGAAGTCCGCCGTCGACTCGGTTCTCGCCGCCGTCGAGAAGATAGTAGTCGCTCGAGCAGTCGAAGCCGCTTCGGGCGCGGCGAGCTCCCAGTCGTCGATTCCGTACATCGGTCCGATCCTAGCGGTCGCTGCGGCAACCGCAATGTTCGCGTTCGTTCGTGGCCTGCTCTCGTTTATGGCAACCGGCGGTGTCGTGCGCGGCGGAATCTCCGGACGCGATAGCGTGCCTGCGATGCTGATGCCGGGCGAGATCGTTCTCAACACCGGCGAGGCGAGCATGTTCCGCCGGCTCGCTCACTCGATGTCGCAGCCACGGCCCGGAGGCAACGCGCCCGGCATCCGTGGCTTCGCCGGCGGAGGAATGGTGACGAGCTCGTCGAGCGCGGGCGGCGGAGGCATCAACATAACGTTCGCTCCGCAGGTCTCGACGCTACGTCCGCCGAGCAACGTTGAGCGGCGTAGACTTCTTCTCGACCTCGCGCGAGACTTCGAGGAGATGGTGCGGGACGGTCAGATCTTGCGCGGCGCAATGGCGAGGTGACACGTGGCGATTACGGTCGTGCAGCGCAAGAGTGCAGCGGACTACGCGACGAGCGGGAGCATCACGCTCGACTCTGCGCCGACGCAGAACAATCACGTGTTCGTGCTCATCTACGCGAACAATACGGGCGCTTACCCTGCGACGATCGTATTCAACTCCGGCGGCGG